ATTTTTTTTAATTGGGTATTTTTTCTTACTTTTGTACTACACTTAACAACTAAACACTATGGAAAACATCATCAAATTCCTGGAAGCAGACAACGCATGGGGAAAATTCATCAAATTTCTGGAAGCAAACAACGCACTGGAAAACTTCGAAAGAGAATTCACCAAAAGTGGACGAGACATGGAATATTACAAAGCCAAGTGTGAAAAATGGAATAGCGGAGAACTTAGAGAAGCATTCACATGGGAAGACTCGAAAGAGGGGCACAGATATTGGGCTGTCCTAAATGCCAAATGGAGAGAAGAAAGTAAATCCCTTAAATAGAGACTATTGAGCGACGACCCTCCAAAAAGAGTAATTAATTACGATTGAAATAATTTCAATTTTTCTGGTGAAAAATTTTTTTAATTGGATATTTTTTCTTACTTTTACACTACACTTAACAACTAAACACTATGGAAAAGTTTATCGAAAAGTACAAGAGCTACAGCTCGAAAGTTCTTCAAAAGTTGGCCAAGGTCAAGACCGGTGACGAGCTTGACGCCATCGAATCCATCCTCGCATCGAGAGGAGCATCTCAGGAACATCCGGCAGAGGAGGGCGCTGTCTACAACGCCACTGAGACCGAAGAGTACAAAGCCGAGAACGGCATCAAGGAGAACGACGAGGTCGCCGAGGAGAAGCCGAAGAAGGCTCGCAAGGCAAAGACTCCGAAGGAGCCCGGGGAACCCCGCCCGTTGAAGAAGGAGATCTCTGCAGAGGAGGCCCAAGCCAATCTCGAGAAGGCCAAAGCCAACATCGGCCGCTTCTGCAAGTTCATCTGCACGAAGACCAAGGAGCAGACCGACGGCATCATCATCGGAGTTCGTCTCGACCCCCGCAACAACTTCATCCAGTACCGCATCAAGACCAACGACGGTCACGTCTGGGGCAAGGGCATCGACTCGAAGGACCTGGAGCTCGGCGAGATGGCTCCGGTTCCTGAAGAGACCGAGAAGCCGAAGCGCGGCCGGAAGAAGGCTGACGAAGCAGCTCCCGAAGCAGAACAGAACGAGCCGGAGAACGCACCGGCTGAGGAGTAAGTCAGAACTCCTCGCCAAGTGGAGCCGTCACTCCACTTGGCACCCCGGAGTGGTACAGGAGGGTTCGAGTCCCTCCCCGGGGTCTAACCTATATACTAAAAATCATGAGTAACATACTTAAACACGCTGACCAAATCATCAATGAGCGGTCGGAGGAAAAGGAGAGACAATACGGACCGTTCATGGAATGCAACCAGAAGGCCGCAGAGATCGCCTCGGTCATTACCGGTAAGCCTCTGACCGCTCTTGACGTGTCTTGGGTCCAAGTGGCAGTGAAAATGGCACGTGAATCCAATGCACACAAGGAGGACAACCTCCTTGACATGGTAGCCACAATCGGGGCCATCAACAACGAACTCGAGGACCCCAAGCCGTTAAAAGCTCCGGGAGTAGTACCTACGTACTTCTCAACCATTTCGGAGGCTGTGGACTTCATCCGGATCAGTCCCATCGAGGTGCATGAGATCAAACATGTTCTCACCGAAGAAGGACGCCGAATAGCTGTATACTACTCGCCCAAAGAAGACCCGGGGCAATACAACCCGTTCTCAAAGATCAAGCCATGAACACACAAGATTTTAAGCCATTCATTAAAAGCTGGGAGGAGATTTATGCCCTCCAAGGGGAGCTTCAGCTCATGTACAGACCGTATTTCAAAGAGCGCATCGCGAACTTTGACATCAACACTTTGGAGGATCAGGAGCTTTTCAAGAAACTCTGTTGGCAGATTGTCGAGGAACTCGCTGAGGCAAAGGAGGCTATCGAGGAGGAACTCGATGGCGAGCACTTTGATGAGGAGCTGATTGACGCATTCAACTTCATGTTGGAGCTTTACCAGCTTTATGGCATGACTCCCACTTTCGACTGGACGCTGCCTAAATGGGCACAGGTTCTGGAAGACGAAGATTTTGCGGGAGATCTGCTTACCTTAATCGGAAACATCGGCATGACAGCAAACTGTCTCAAGAACAGAGAGTGGAGACAATCTCAGTACATGGTTGACTTGGTAGTTTTCGAGGACCGGCTCAAGTGGATATGGACTTACTTCGTCATAATGTTCGAGCATTTGGGTCTCTCAGAGACTCGAGTCAAAGAGCTCTGGTCGTTGAAGTATCAAGTAAATCTGTTTCGCATTAAATCCAAATATTGACATGGGTAGAATATTCAAAGACTGTTTCGAAATGATCCGGGAGATGGATCGGGAGCTCAAGGTTTCCGGCATCACGGTCCCGGTCAACCATTACCAAAACCAAGAACTCAGCGGGGACGACCGGCTCACCAAGGAACTCATCGGAGTGAGCTTCGTCATCTCGAAGCCGTATCTCGGCAAACGTGAGATGCTCGACTTCATGTTCAAAGACGAGGCCGAGCTCATCGAGAAGTATTGCCGAGCAGAGCTCTCCGACCGGCTTGACCGAAACGGGGTCAATCCGGGTAAGAGCTGGGAGATCCGCCGGGACTTGTGGCAGAAGTTGGTGAGCAAGACTCGGCAGGAGGGTCGCTTCGACTACACCTACTCGGAGCGTCTGCACATCTTCCACAAGGGACCCGAGATCCACCAGTTGGACAATGTCATCATGACTCTCCGGGACGACCCGCACTCCAGACGAGCAATGGTCATGATCTTCGAGCCGGAGGACACCCGGGCAACAGCCGGGGCTTTGACCCGAGTACCTTGCTCCGTCAGCTACCAGTTCCTCATCCGGAACAATCGGCTCCACGTGATATATTATATCCGGAGCAATGACTTCTTCAAGCACTTCGCAATTGACATCTGGTTGACGGAGGCCATGATGGACTACGTGTTCAACATCCTCGCAGCCACCTATCCCTCTCTCAAGAAGGGATCTCTGCATTACTTCGCTGGGTCCCTCCATGCATACAACGAAGATCTTTCCAAATGGGTAATCTATTAAGCTATGACTATCGACGAAGCAAGAGCTAAAGCTCATCAGCAATATGACGATTGCATGTTCTGTCCGGGATGCTCGAAGCTCCTGACTGGGCTCCACATGGGGAGCCAGTGCTACACCAACTGGATTGAGAAAAAGGCACAACAGATCCTCGAAAATTCGAAGAAAAATGCCCGTAGAAGTTAGAGTATTGATCGGGGTAGCCTTGACCTCTTTGGCTGGAGCAGCTGTATTCTACATAGCATTCTTGGTTGCGGTCGATGAAGTCAGAAAGGACATAAAGCGCAAAAGGCATGGCAGGAGGAAATGAGGAGCCTATCATCATTGGGCTGGCAATAGCAGTAATAATCGGAATAGGGATCGTCTGTCTCATAGACGCTCTCAAAAACAAACTCAAGTGATATGTGTGGAATAAGTATATCAAGAAGAATCAACACTGTCTACAAGATACAACATCGGGGGACTGAAACTGTTCAGATTGCTCAGGGGGGATGGTTTCTCGGTCATGTCCGTTTGCCCATTCAGACTGAGCCAGGGGATGACATGGCTCAGCCCATAAAACTGGCAGGAGACAACGGATGGCTCCTTTACGTCGGGGAGATCTACAACTACCCTCAGAAATATAACAGCGACGTCGAGTACCTCCGCGACCTGTTTGGATCCTCGTGTCTCGAAGACATCATCTATGAAGCCAACAACTGGGATGGCATGTGGGCAATATGCTGGTACCGGAAGGGTCAAATTATTGCTTTCACCGACCCTCTCGGAAAGAAGCAACTCTACTACAACCAATACGGGGAGATCTGCTCAGAGATAACTCCATTGGTGCCAAACTTCAAAGACTTCGACCGGTATTACCAGTCGGAAGTCTTCAAATGGGGGTACAACTGGGACGACCGGACTCCGTGGAACACCGTTAAGCGTATCATGCCGAACACGGTCTACTCCTTTGACAGCATGAGAGTGACCCCGACTGTCATCCGTAGGGACTACTACAGATGGGGGATGGGGGAACGGAGTCATTTCGCAAAATCCGAGTTCGCCGAAGTCCTCCGGGGCTTGGTCGAGAGGTCCATAAAACGCCGGGCAATGTACTCTAAAGTCCCGGTCGGAGCTTTGGTTTCTGGAGGACTGGATTCGTCCATAATTGCCTCTATTCTTCATCGAATGGGTCTGGGGGTTAATCTCTATATGGTGGAGAACAATGAATCAAAATTTGGCATGCTATTGTCCGAATTTTTAGGGGTTTCTATCACCTCTCTTGGCCCTATCCCCGATGATGATTGCCTGGAGAGGTGTCTCCGCTACAACGAGACCCCCATCGACTTGGGCTCCATGATCCCCCAGTTCCGACTCATGGAGAAGGCCAAGGAGAAGGTCATCCTGACCGGGGATGGAGCTGACGAACTCTTCGGAGGCTATCGCCGAGTCGATGACTATGACTCCCAGCTCTCAGACGTGTTCCAAGAGCTTCCGTTCTACCACATGCCTCGGCTTGACCGGGCTTCCATGAGGAGCACAGTTGAACTCCGGTCACCATTCCTGGGACATGACGTTGTCAGGTTCGCTCTCCGCTTGCCCCGGGAGGACAGAACTCACAAGCGCATTCTCAAAGATGCTTTCAGCGACGTCCTGCCTCAGGAGATTATCGACCGACCCAAAGAGCCTCTCAAGTGCCAAAGTATACGGCAGGATCCGATGGCGTACCGCAAGAAGTGTCACGAAATATTCTACAACTTATGGCAATAGCTATTGGATATTACCGGGTATGGTTTAAAGAAGATGACTCCAATACGGAGGCTCAATGGTTCAAAATGACGCTCCGTAAGGGGTCTGTTAGACCTTCCATACGTTCCATAAATCGGGAAGAGGCTTTGTGGTGGATCAAGTCCCGAAACATGAAGGACGTTACGCCCGGCAATCCTGCGGGCAAGATATTTGAATCGGATGGTCAACCGTTCAAGAAGGCATTCCAGGAGCTGCCTCTTCACACTCGGTATAATTTCATAGAAGGAGCATCACTCTCATCAGGCACAACACACCGAGCTCGTCTCGAAAAATATTTTAAAAAATGAAAATCGTAAAAGTAAGAAATGTCAAGACCCCGACCAGAGGAACGGGTCTGTCCGCCGGGCTGGACTTCTACATCCCGGAAGACTTCGAAGCCAAACAGATCTGGCCGGGCGAAAGCATCAACATTCCGTCCGGGATCAAAGCTCAAATTCCCCGAGGGTGTGCCCTCATCATGTTCAACAAGAGCGGTATTGCCACCAAGCACCAGCTCCAGGTCGGAGCCTGCGTGGTTGACGAAGACTACCAAGGAGAAATCCATCTGCACGTCATGAACGTCGGCAAGGATCCCGTCATCCTCAAGCCGGGGATGAAGCTGGTTCAGGGTTTGGTGATGCCTGTCTTCTATATCGGGGTGGAAGTTCTCGAGTCGGAGGCCGAGCTTTTCCCGCAATCGACTGAAAGAGGACAGGGGGGCTTTGGGTCCACAGGGGAATAGGACCCCCGGCCCCAAAAGTTGATGGTTTTATTGTTTCTTTGTTTACAATTTTCTCATGGCCCCGGCCCCAAAAGTTGGTCAAACCATTGTTCCATTGTTTACAAATCAGGGGGACTCCCGGCCCCAAAAGTTGATAAAACCATTGTTTCATTGTTTATTGGCAAAAATCTCGACAGCCCCTCCCCTAAAATCCGGGGGACCCCTATTGTTTATTGTTTATTGTTCCAATGGAAAGAATCCCAAATCATTGATAATCAATCACTTAAATTAAAACAGCAGTAAACAATGAGAAACAATAATAAACAATCATTGTTTCTCGATAATCGATTGAATATCAATGATTTAGGCCCTTGTAAACAATGTAAACAATAATTTAGGAGGAAAACCTGAATAGGGAATATGAGGAAAATTATGACCAATTTAGGAAATGAAAAATCACAAAATAGAGTGCACAGAAACATTGTTTACATTGTTTCTCGGGAGGAGAATTGGGGACCTAATCAATTGAATATCAATCACTTAGGTGAGAAACAATAAGAAATTTTATTGTTTACTACTGGTCAAATATTGTTTATTATGGAAAAAACTGAGAAATTGGGGCTACCCCCAACTGGGAAACTTGGAGTGTTCCGGCGATGGCTGGGGATATACTCAAAAGAGGAGCGGGAGGTCCTGGACTACGCCCGCAAATTGAAAAAGACCACCATGCAAATAGCACGGGGTCAGCTGACTCTGTTATCCCGTCCGGAATGGATGCGGCACGAGGACTGGGTTGAGGTCCGCAAACTACAAAACAAATTAGAAAGGAGGCGCAGAAAATGATTGCAATTTACCTGTTGGCCATCATCGGACTGTTCGCTGTTATCGGGGGAATTCGCCAATGGTGGATCAACCCCAAACGGAAGTTGAACAGATCCATCAAACAGATGGAGAGAGCGGAGAGACGGATTCAAAAATTCAAAAAGAAGTCGTAGGCGAGTAGAATTGGTCCAGTAGAATTGGTCCAGCAGAATTGGGCCAGTAGAATTGGTGCCAAATTGGGCCTTCTCTCGACCCACAAATACTGGACGGCACTCGCGCATACGAAATTAAAACTCAACAAGCATGAAAGCAAAACACTTTAAGCAGCTCGGGAAGAACTGGGCTTTGTACTCGGAGATTAACACAAAGTACTGTAATTGGACCCCTTCCATCGCCACGGTCCACGAAGGTATGATTTGGCCAAACGGCATTTCGGTCAAGTTCCTGTGGTTCGGTGTGACCCTCATTCGCGTAAGCGAATAAATAAAGATCCCCGGGGCCAAACGCTCCGGGGATTGTTGTGCAGAAATAAATTTTTAATTTGTATAAGGTTTGATTATATTTGAGGCATGGCACGAAGTACATATAAAATGAGTCCGCTCGCCTATATGGAGGAGGGACAGAAAAGGCGAGACGCTGGAGAATTTGTAAAGCCCACCGATGCGGAGGAGCTTTATTTTGCATTCGTCGAGTATTGCAAATTCATGCAGGATAACTATTTCTCCCAGGCTCACAAGAATAAGAATGGCGAAGACTGTAGCGTATACATTTCCCGCCCGATGACCATCGAATCATTTAGGCTGTTTGCTGGCATCAATCCTGTTGAGTACGAGGAGCTCACGGGAGACCCGGTAGCAGCTGCAATTGGTGGCACCATCGAGGACGCCATCAATTCCCAGCAAATTGAGGGAGCACTGGTTGGCAAGTACGCTGCCAGCCTCATCCAGGTGCTTCAAGGACGCAAGACCAATGTCAACCTGACGGGAGGCATCACTCTCGAACAGATAACCGGAATGGAGGTAAAATAGAATGGGACGCCGGCTTCAATTTGACACCAAAGGCAACGAGAAGCAGAAGGAAGTGGCTCGGTTATGGCTTGATGACTCAGTCACTGACATTCTGTATGCTGGCACGAAAGGTGCTGGCAAATCGTACCTCGGGTGTTCCTTGATAGCCGGCGATGCCCTCACCTATCCGGAGACATTTTATTTTATTGCGCGTAAGACGGCCGCCGACTTAGTCCGATACACCATCCCCTCCCTCTACGAGGTATTCGCCCATTGGGGTATCACGGAGGACTACTACCACTTCAATGGTCAATACAATTTCTTCGAGTTGTACAACAAAAGCCGCATCTACCTCATCGATGCCAAGTACAACCCCAGCGATCCCATGTATGAGAGATTCGGGTCCATGCAGATGACTCGGGGATGGATCGAAGAGGGCGGAGAGTTTATCCGCGAGGCGAAGACCAACCTCCAGGCTTCCATCGGTCGATGGAAGAACGACGTCTACAAACTGGCTCCCAAACTCCTCATCACCTGCAACCCGTCCAACAATTTCCTCTACACGGACTACTACAAGCCATGGAAGGAGAACAAGCTGCCTCCTTGGCGTCGGTTCGTCAAAGCTCTGCCCCAGGACAACAAGACTCTCCCGGACAGATACATCGAAGGGCTTCTCCAGAACCTGACCCAATCGCAGATCGAGCGATTGGTCTTTGGCAACTGGGAGTATGACGATGACCCGAATTGGCTGGTCGACTATGACGCAGTGTGCGACATGTTCAGCAATGAGTTCGTACTCCCGACGGGCGACAGGTTCATCAGCACTGACCTTGCCGGAAAAGGCCGAGACAGTTGGGTGGTTGGAACCTGGGATGGCATGGTCTGTCGGATCCCCATTGCCAAAGGCTTCTCGGAAGGCAAGGAGATGGAGGAGAAGATCGCCAAATTAGCTACTGGTTTGAAAGTCCCCCGGTCCAGCATCGTCTCTGACGCTGACGGACTTGGGTTCTACCTGGAGAGCTACCTGAAAGGCATCCGGGAGTTTCATGGAGGACAGTCAGCTATTGACTCAAAGACGTACAACAACATCAAGTCGGAGTGCGCATTCAAGCTGGCGGAGCTCATCAACAAGCGCCAGATCCACATCATCTGCTCTCCCGAAGTTCAGGAGAAAATCAAGCAGGAGATGACGGTCCTCAAGTCTAAGAACACGAACTCCGCTGAGCAGAAGCGGGAGCTCATTTCCAAGGACACCATGAAACAGCTCCTTGGCAGGTCCCCAGACTTCCTGGACATGCTCATCATGCGAATGATATTTGAGATAAAGCCGAAGGCGACTGGCATGAAGTCCGCCAAAATCATAATCCCTGCAAAACGATGACATTACCTATCATAGAACACATACGCTTGATGCTTCAGGATCTTGCTCCTGGAGCAGTGTTTGAGTGCGATCAAGCCCGGATGCTGAATGTCAAAGTGGACACAATGCCTCGATTTGAGACTGGGCTCAACGGAGAGGTCATCAAGGACTCAAACGGGAATCCGGTCAGCACTACGTTCATCTACATCGAGGAACCGACTCAGGGGTACTATGACATCCCGTACAGAGGCCACCAGAGACAGCGATTGCCTTTGATGATTTATTTCTGTAAGTTCGAGCCAATGGGCAATGACGCCTACAAAGGTGACACCCCATTCAGTGCTGAGTCCAAGACGACATCGAGGCTCATCCTGAGAGACGAGCTGGAGAGGACGCTCGTAAGGCCCTTCCTCCTTCGGTTGAAGACTTCCAGACTTGGCATGCTTTACCCGGAGATGATGAACACGGTACGAATAGTCTACCCATCTGCCAGATTTGATGCTAACGAGGTCAGTGTGGGCATTGAGCTGACTACATATTCCGACTGGTGCATTTGGTCCGAAGATCCCGGCATGGATCTCATAGGCAAGAGATTAATAGACTTGCCTGTTGGTACTGACCTGTCCGGCAGAATGATCCGATGCTTGGTCCCCGATAATACATTCCCAGCTGCCCTAGACGTTCCGAGCTATGCCGATTGGATTTTTGACAAAGCGAGTAGACTTCTTACAATTGTCAGGACTGCGGGGGGAGCTAACGATTACGCATACTTAGAATTTAACATTAGGGATAGGGTAGGATCAGGATGGATCTCGTTGTATTACACGGCCCTAAGGTCTAACACGGGGGACAGGAACTTGTGGTATAACCCAGTTCTTACAATCAAGGCCCCCAAAGGATCGACGGTCCTTACCCCGGCTCCCGAGATATTTAAGCAATATCCATTTAACACGCTCACAATAGTAGGATGATACAGCGAATCGACATACAAGGCGGTCAGATGACGTTCGGCCAACGCATAGAGCTTGGTAGGATCATCACTGAAAAGGAGCTGACCGACATCGACAAGATGAAGGAAGGAATGCAATGTCTTGGGGTCAAATGGAGTCTGAGGAACACCTCAGAAATTGTCGAGTACTGGTACGAGGTTCTCATGGGCATTAAGTACTGGATCGAACGAGAACAGACGGAGCTCAAGTACGAGCCCAGTGCCGAAGAGAAGGCAGCCGGCATTGCTCAGTTCTCTTTGGTGGTTGGTGAGATGGCCACTATCACTGCACTGGCCAAGGACTACTCGAAGGACCCGGACGAGATCCTGGAGTGGAAATACGGAAAGGTATACAACCTCCTTTTCACCAACTTGCAGAGTCACCTCTTCCGGGAGCGATTGAACAAGGAACTGGAGCGTAAGGCTCAGCAGAAAGCCAATGCTCGCAAACCTCGAAACAAATGGCGGTAGGACTGGAACAGATATTGGCTGAGGGTCTCACCCAGATGAGGGACGAGATCATCCGGGCATCACAGGACGCCGGGCAGGAAGCCTCCGGCAGAACCTATGCTCAGATAACAGTCCAGACGGGACGAGAAGGGGAAACAGTTTGGGGAACGATCGAAGCCCCGAACTACTTCTACACTCTCATCCGGGGGCGAGGTCCTGGAAAGATCCCCGCCAATTTGGGACAGATCATCATGGAGTGGGCAAAGCTCAAAGGCATCACATTCTCGGATCCCAAGGACCTGGTCCGATTCGGAAATGCCACTGCATGGAAGATAAAACGAGAAGGCTCAGAGCTTTACCGCAATCACATTTACGTTGACTTGGTCGACACTCCCGCTGATAACTTCGAGGAGTACCTGGCTCAGCATTTGGACAAGACAATGGAGGTCCTCATTGAAGAGGCATTCACCCCAGACAACAATATGGACCACGGATATATAATATAACGCGATATGGCAATTACCAATCAACCGGCTGAGGATTCTTTATACTCAGCATATTCGCAAATACCAGTTGAGACTGACGACTTAACATCCGGGCTTGAGATCAAGACTCAGAACTTCGATGAGGCCAACATGATCTCGCTTAACATCATTGACAACGAGCAATCCGTGAGGATTGGTGGCGGCTCGGATCAAAACAAGTTCAGAGAGTTCGTAATACCCCGTAGGATGGTACCCGGGGAATGGTATGCTTTTCGGGTTGGCTTTGGCAGATCGAACATAGCAACTTCCCTGACGGTAGCATTATACCAAGGTAACGCAGAAGGCCATGGGGTGGTCGAGGTTGCTACGACCGACATAGCTATTGGATCTTCTATGACATGGCTTGTCCAAATCCCTAATACTGAAAATGTGAGATACCCTAACACGGTGTTAATCGTATACGCCGGGAAGAAAGGAGACACAGCGGGGGTGACGGTAACACTGGACAACATGTCTTTGACCTACGGGAAGAATTTCATCGACTATAGCCCCAGTTCAGTGAAAGCAGCAAATTCACTAACTGAAAGCATCGACATCTACAGAGACTCGGGATTCGGGACGACGAAGAAATACGACCTCAGTTTCTTGGCAAAAGCCGGATTCCGGGACGACAGATTAAGAACATTTCCGTACATAAACCCATTCATCGGCTTTGCCATTGACTACAGTCTCATATCGGCATATGCTTACAGAGGCATCGGCGAACAAAACTTCAATGTTCGATATGCCTCCCGGGGAGTTAGGGCTCGAGGCTACAACGCTAATTTCTCCGAGTCATACTTAGGACTCGTACTGACTGACCGGGTTCCTGACAACGACAGGAATCTGTATGTAAAAAAATACTACGGGTATCCGTACTACGTCACCCTATTCCCGAGAGGGTTTTGGAGGTCACAATATTCCGCTACACCGGTCGACGTTCGGGTTAAACTGGAGGATAGTGACGAAAATCAATTTGATATTTCTAGCCGACTCAACATCCCCCTTGTGCGCGAATTTGAGGATGAGACTAGCGATAGAGCCGACTACGTAAAACTCAGCCCTTCTGGAGGAGCACACTCTTCTCAAGCATGGAACATCATATTCGTCGATACGGAGGTACCTTGCAACCCATTCTACATTCGCTGGATAAACCAGAAAGGCGGATGGGACACTTACATGTTTGAGCAACACAAGAAGTATACGCAGGAGGTTGACCGGGGAGACCAATACGTATTAGCGAATTCCAGAGACCCCTATGCCTCACAGACGAGAGGCGAGTTAGCTCCGGAGTTTAAGAACATAGTCCAAGCAGGAGCAGAACAGCTTGATGAGAACGACTTCAACTTGCTCAAAGGAATTGCTCTCTCCCCTCTTGTTCAAAGGTACAACTACCCAGTCGGGGCATGGCAACGAGTCCTAGTAAATGACACGGACTTAACTTGGGACACCAAGACTCCCCGGAACACTGTTAGCTACGAGTTCCAGCTTATTGACGAACAAACTCAGTGGTAATATGAACTACGAACTACTCATGAAAGGCATTGACGGCGAGGTCTGGTCATTGGACCTCCCGCTTGATGCTCCTGCGATGAATTACCAGATCAACAACCTGGCGGAGCTGAAAGACCGGAATGCCTCATACTCCCAGCGGATCAGCCTTCCCCGGACGACCCACAATGAGCAAGCATTCCAGTTCAGTTTTGTAATTGGCTCGGGTTCGGATGTGCCATACATGAAGTTCCCTTGCCAGCTATTCTATGAGGGAGCACTCATATCCCCGGCTGGAGCAGTATTGAACATCGTAGACGTATCAGATACATCGATCGGTGTCCAGATCCTTGGGGCAACCGCTGACCTGTTCGACACACTAAACAACACTGACGCGAAGGACCCCGGGGATGGTATGTTCCTCCTCAAGTGGTACACGGACACAATGGGACAGACTGAGCGATACCTCTCCGGCCCCGAAGAGGTTAAAGTCCTGTACTTTTGGCTGTATGCAACTCTCCAGAAGAATCCGAACGTCCCTCCGGTCTCCATGGAGGCAATCAGGCAAGTCAGGGAGTTGGACAAGTTCTACCCCCACCTCAACTGGTATGACTTGGTGACATGGATCTTCGATCGAGCAGGCTACAGTCTCGAGACCGACGTGGACCCCGTCGACCGAGCCGAAATGTTTTTGCCTTGCACTTACCCCGTTTTGGCAGACAACCCCAAGGCCCCGAAAGCATCCGGAACTGGCTGGATCCAGGATCCCGCGGTTGGCACCACGGTCGGTGTGATATGGGAAGGCTACCCAGGGGTAACTCTCAGTGACCCGGTCGCCGGACGTTTGATTATTGGCACCGAATCCGGAACATTCAGCTGGATGACTCTATGGGACACGACCATCACGTTTAGTTTCTCATGGTCCAATATTTCTGTCATCCAAAATGGTGCGGTGGCAGTCAAAGTTACCCACTACAAGAACGACGGAACCAGTGCTGTAGTGTTGAACAGGTCCTGGACATCGGGGTCTTCTGGCAGCGTTTCGGTTGACATCCCGATGGAGGCAGGGGAGCACATACTGGTGGCTGGAACTCTCGCCGTAATCCGTCGCCCTGCCAGTCAGTTTGACATGAGATTTCCGGTCAGCATTACTGCTCCTCCCGCGCCGGAAACTTCCCCGGGGGATAAGCCCCAACCCGGACTAACCTATGACCTCCTGGCCTCTACTGGATTCAAAAGCTTGGGGGACATAGTCAAAGCATTTGTCCAGCTGTTTGGTCTAACCATCGACGTTAATCCCGGCACAAAGGTAGCAAGAGCATACTCTATTCAGGAGTTTTACAACAGACGAAGTTCGTCCGGGAAGAATTGGTCTGACAAGCTGATAAAAGGAAAGGACACCAAACTTACGTTCCAATTGTCCAGCTATGCCCAGTCCAACGAGATAAAACTCGAGGACAACAAGGACAACAATGTTACTGACTCGTACAAGTTCAGCATCCCGGACGTCAATCTCCAGCCCACTAAGCTCCTGTTCCAAATTGGGTTCTTGGCAGGGCTCAACCAAGACCTCTATGATGCGGACACTACAAATAAGATTCATACACTTGCTAACTACCCCATATGGACCATCAATAGAGGTCGGATGGAGAACGGGGAAATGACCGAGACGACTTGGGAGTACAATGCTCTCAGTAAGCCGATGGTCGTCCACATCAATAAGTCTGACTATATGTGGCCCCAGGTAAGTGTAGGCTACACCCTTACCCGAGTACGACTATACACGGCATATTTCAAAAATTTGAATTACTACGTTCCGAAGTACTACGACAAGCTCATCAACAATATACTCAAAAGACCGAAGATCCTACAGACCCAAATTCTTTTGGACTCGCTCGACATCCAAAGCCTGGACCTGTTCAACCCGATATGGCTGGAAGAGCATGGGTTCTGGTTCTACGTCTCAAAGATAAACAACTTCCAAGCTGGGAAGATAACCAAAGTGGACCTAATACGAATGTGATATGGCCGAAGAACAGAAAAGTACAATCTACAATGTCCGGGTAACAGCTGAGGATGCCCTCAAGACGTTAGCCGAATTGAAACTCCGGTCCCAGGAGCTGAGGGATCAACAGAAGGCTCTGGGCAAAGTGACCGAGGAGAATGCCCAAGAATACTACGCACTTGACAACCAGATCAAGGCAATCAACAGCGAGGCGAATAAGTACCAGAAGCAAATCCAGAATAACATTAAGCTCCAGAACCAACAGGAGGCCAGTCTGAACAAGCTCAGAACTCAGTTGGCTTTGGACAATGCCGAGTTTGCAGAGTTGGGCAATTCGATGCAGGACGCAGCTCGTAAAGCCGAGCTCGGAAAGCGTATTGCAGAGACCACTGAGGAGCTCAAAGCTCAGGAGGAGGCACTCGGGGACTACCGCCGATCCGTTGGTAACTACGAGAAGGCAACGGATAACCTGAAACAGGAGCTCAACGACTTGACAGACACTCTGATCCGGATGGCTCAAGCCGGGGATACGAGTTCAGCATCCTTCAAGGAGATGGTCAAGCGAGCTGGGGAGCTCAAGGCGGCAGAGGACACGGTCAATACAGCCATCGACCAGACTGGACGAGGAATCGACACACTGGTCGCTGTCACGGATGCAACTTCGGCAATCACTTCCGTCTACGGTTTATGGACCACAGCCACTCAGGTACTGGGGAGCGAGAACGAGGAGCTCAATGCTACCATGACGAAGATGATAACCATCATCACGGCTCTCTCCTCCTTGTCTTCTCTCCAAGCAGCTCTCTCCAAGACCGAAGCCACGTATCGTGCTGCATCCAACTTGGTTCAGCTGGTTGGCATCAACCAGACTCTCGCCGAGACAAAAGCTATAGCTGCTAAGAATGCCGTTCAGGGAGCTGGCAATATACTCACCAAAGCAGCAGCAGCTGCCACATGGCTTTGGAACGCGGCTTTAGCTGCCAATCCTGTTGTGTTGGTGGCAGCGGCAGTGGGCGGATTGGTAGCTGGAGTGGTTGCTCTTACGAACGCATTTAACAGTAATACGGAAGCTCAGGAGAGAGCAACACGGGCAATGGAGGCATACAACCGAGCTGCCGAAGCCTCCACATACGTACTGGATCAGATCGAGACTAAACGAAATACTCTGTCCAAAGCCGAGGAGATCCGGGGCAAGAGAGAAATAGAAAATCTCAAAGCCAATCATGCCACGTCGGAACAGATCGCCGAAGCTCAGCTTAAAACAGCCAACAAGCTCCGCGAGATTGAAATGAATGCAGCTCGTCAAAGACAGATGGCTGCAATGGATGAGTTCGACTCCTTGAAGAAGGTGATTGCAGCCAAGGAGGAAGAGCTCAACACGTGGTCCGGAAGCTTGGACAAATACAAGGAAGCCAAAAAGGAACTCGATGACCTGAAAGGTCGATACCAGGAACTGTTCCGGACAATCGAGAATGAAGGAGCCGCAGTTGCCAACTTGGCTCTTGAGACTGCAATAGCCAACCGGGAGGCTCAGCAGGCCATTGCCGATAAGGCTCTGGAGGTTGCTTTGAAGAACTCGGAAGCCATGCAGAAGATCCGGGAAGACGATCTCAGGTTCCAAACAACATTCCAGTCTACGAGCATCGCCATCCGGATGGAGTATGAGAAAAAGCTCTACAAGGCAGCTCAGGATGGAGCCCGGGAACGTCTGGCTCTCCAGAAAGCTCACGGCAAAATTACTAATAAGGAGTATCAGACGGCTCTGAATGCCATGGCTCGGTCTGACAAGCAGTTCTACGAGAATCAAGCCAAACAGCTCAATGACTACCTTGCGGGGGTGAGAGCAAACATATTGGCTGTAGCTTCCGGAGGCACAGTCGATATGCAGATTGCTCAGGTTACTCAGAAGTACCAGGACGCCATGAAGGAGCTGGCCAACATTCAGCCTCCCCAGTTCGTGAGAGGTATGAGCGAGGAGGAATACCAGAAAGAGTATGCCGCTTATGAGCAGTTCCTGGTCAACAGAGCCGAACTCGAGAAACAGATTCAGCAGAACCTCCAGGACGAAATCAAAAAGATCCGCGAGGACGCTACCAAACAGCAACTTGACCGGTTCAACCAAACTCTAAACGAACAGTATGCCGAGGACCTCTCGAAGGCAGCGGACAACGAAAGGAAGAAGCTGGAGCTCGAGAATGAAATGCTCCAGAAGCAAATCGAAGCCAGGAAAGCTGCCGGGGAGAAAACCTATGAGCAGGAGGCCCAGCTTCGAGCCAACAATCTCCGTCTCCAGCAAATGGACCTCGACAAGGAGCTCGCTCAAGCCGAGTTAAATCACAAGTCCAAATATGAGATCCGGAAAAGGTATCTGGAGGCAGAGTTGGCAGCAGCTCAAGGAAACGAGGACGCCATTGCTCAGATCCAACTTGAGATGGCCGAGAATGAAGAGGCTTTATGGGAGGAGCGAATTGAGAAGCTCAGGGAGTATGCTGAAATAGCATCCGGCTTTGCTAATGCTTTCAATGACTTGGCCAGTGCTCTCGGGGAGCGCCGGGTTCAGGAGGTAGAAGAACAATACAGCCGGGAGGAGCAGGCATTGGCAAACATGTACGCTAATGGCCAAATCACGGAGGCCCAGTACAACGAGAAGAAAATAAAGATGGAGAAACAGAAGGAAAAGGAGTTGGCCAAAATCGAACGGGAACAAGCTATCCGGGAGAGGGCAATGGGGTCCTTCGAGATTGGCATCAATACTGCCATCTCCATCATGGCATCGGCTAAAATGGGATTCCCTTTGGCTATCCCGTTCATTGCAGCAGCTGCGGCTTTGGGAGCAGTTCAGATGGCAGCTCTTTGGGCAGCTCCTCTGCCGAAAGCCGCAAGAGGTAAATATATTGAGGGCCCCAGCCATGCTGCTGGAGGAGTGCACATTGAGGCGGAGGGAGGCGAGACCATCATTAACAAGAAGTCGAGCCGCATGTTCCTGCCTCTTCTGTCAGCAATAAACGAACTCGGTGGCGGAGTACCGTTCACTAAAGTTGGATCGGACGGGGGATATGCTATCCGATCATTCGCTGAGGCGTCGGAACCTATGAATCGGCTTGACATGGAGAGGGCAATTCAAAAAGCATTTGGCCAGGTGAGAGTTATTGCTACAATCGAAGATATTCGGAGGGAAGATGCTAACTACGTGCAGATTCAGGACCGGGCTAATTTTTAAATAGTCCAGCACAAATAGTATTTCAATATCTATTAGGAATAATTATATTTGTATCGAAATAATTTGGCACATGATATTCATCAACTTAAAAGGCGCAATTGACTCCGAAGAGAATCGGGTCATGATGGAGCTTTGGGGCGGGACCTCAGAGATCTGTTCCGTAGAGACCTTCCGCCGGGTACTTGATGAACACCCCGACGAACAGGAGGTGTGCATCAACATAGACTGTGACGGGGGCTCGGTTGAGGAGGGCTTCAAGATTTACGACCTTCTTCGCATGAGCGGGAGGACTATATACACAAATATTGTCGGGGGATGCCACTCGATGGCAGTGTGCATCCTGTTGGCAGCTCCGGCAGAGAACCGGTCGGCAAACAGGAATTGCCGGGCACTTATCCACCGGGTATACATGCCTGTCGGGGATTGGCTCACTTCCGACGATGCTCGCAGCATTGCCGAGGAGCTTGCTCTGGAGGAGGAGGCTATTCTCGACGTGTACGTCGAGAGGACAGGTCAGGACCGGGAACGGCTCCGCAATGTCATGCATGAGGAGCGCATCCATGATGCCAAATCACTTCTTGACTTGGGATTCATTTCCAAAATCAATTCATACAACACAAACCAAATTTTTAATGCTATGGCAAAAAACGAAAAAAGCGCTTATGAAAAATTCATGAGCAAAGTCAAGGCATTCCGGAATGGCAAGAAAGGCGCTCCCGCCAACTTCGACTATCTGGATGCTGAGGGTCAGGTCGTTCTCCAGACCGTAGGCGAAGAGGACAATCTGGCCGAAGGTGTAGAGGCAACTCTCGCCAACGGCGAGACGTCGGGCACTGTCGTTCTGGAAGACGGACGGGTGGTTACCGTCGAGGACAACATCGTCACCGACATCGAGATGGAGGACACCGAGTCTCTCGAGGACCGCGTTGCAGCACTGGAGGCGATGCTCGACGAGGCAACGAACCTCATCGAGGAGCAGGAGAACGAACTCCGCAACCTCCGTGGTAGCAACTACCGCCCGAAGAACCGCAAGACGGTTCTGCCCGGAGGAAAGAAGCCCGAACCCTCGGCAGCTGACCTCAAGAACGAAGCTCGCGAAAAGCTCCAGAAGGTCAACGCTGCCAAAAAGATTCTCAAGTAGTCAAACTCAAAAACTTTAAGAACTATGGCAGCTAAAAATGGCGGATTCCTTGACATGGACAAGTTCACTTTTTGTGGACGTGTCATTCAGGCAATCTCGGAGATGATTATGGAGGACACCATTCAGGGTCCTGACATCAACTCCATTCACACAGTCTTCCCCGACATCGTCACTAACACCGAGGTGGGTTACATCGGTGAGGGTGGCATGGTCGGCGTGGTCAACACAGGGTGTAACCCGACTCCTCAGCCGTGGAACACCAACACCCGCAAGCTGAAATGGGAACCCGGCATCTGGGAGATCTTCCTGTCCCAGTGTTACACTGACCTTCAGCAGTCGGCAACTATCTACTCTCTCCGCACCGGCGTCGACATTCCGGACTTCACCGACACGGACTACATGAACATCGTCATTGAGGTTCTGGAGCGCTCCATTATGGACTTCTGGTACCGCCTGTTCTGGTTCAACGACAAGGACGCAAAGAACGTTACCAACAGCGGTATCATTACGGATGGGCTCGACCTGAAATTCTTCACCATCATCAACGGTTTCTGGAAACAGATTACCACACAGGCTACAGCCAATCCGTCCCAGCGCGGAGCAACAATTACGGAAAATACTGGGGCATCTTATGCAGCTCAGAAGCTTACTCCGGCTAAGGCAAAGGAGTATATCCAGTCGGTCGTGTTCAGTGCCCCGCTTCTGCTCCGTCAGCAGTCTGACAAGTTTATCCTCGTTACCCAGTCGGTCTACGATGCCTATCAGCAGTCTCTTATGGACGCTTGCTGCCTCGAGTCGGCTCGCTTGGCTCTGCTGAATGGCATGGAGGCTCTCAGCTTCAATGGCATCCCTGTCATCGCAATGCCCATCTGGGACAAGATCATCGCTACGTCGGAAGACACTGGCACGAAGCTCAACAACCCCCATCGAATCCTCTTCACCTCGAAGAGCGTGCTCGGCATAGGTGTTGATGCAATCGACAGCTTCGAGAAGATGCGGATCTGGTACGAGTACAAAGACCGCGTAGTCTACGTAGAACTCATGGGTCGGGCGGATGCCAAGCTCACTAACCCGGATCTGTTCTCGGTAGGTATCTAATCCTCAAAAATCTAAGAAAATGGCAGGACTTGATTGTTCTAAAATCAAAACAGGATTCACCAACCAGGTGTGTGGTAAGCCGGCAATCGCCGGCACCACCGCCAGGGTGATTCTCCTCAGCTACTCGGACGTCGACAAATCGAAGTCTGTTGTAACTGACAACGTTATCTCTTCGCTCATCCTCAAGGCCGGTGCCACTGGTTACGAAGTCGACTCGCTGCCCAACGCAACAGTTGGCTCGGACACCATCAATGCTGGCACGTATCTCAAGACCCACCAGCACAACGTGGTCGTCCGGATCTTCAAGAAGTCGGAAGCAGCCAAGAAGTTCGTGAACGGTCTGACCAATGCTCGCGTCATCGCCATCGTCGAGAACAACGATACCGGCGACAACGGGGACACCAAGTACGAGGTGTATGGCTGGGACTCGGGTCTGGAGCTCACCGAAATCACGGTCACGACCGAAATGACCGACGGCGTCGCTTACCAGGTAACTCTGGCCAACGGTACCATCGCTCAGGAAGGTTCGCTCCCGATGAGCCTCTTCAACACGGACGAGAAGACCACCGACCTCATGGTCGAGGGACTCCTTGCCGGAGGCAGCACCGGGTGTACGGTAAAGGGCATGATGGAGTTCCTGAATGACACTGAGGAGACCGTAGGAAACAGGGTTCCCATCACATTGACTCGAGACAACTGTCAGTCATTCGCCAAAGTGAACATGCCCGCAGCTCCTGCGTCTCCGAATCCGGCTGTTGCATTCCCGGGATCGGGACTTCCGGCAAACTACATCTTCGTCAATGGTACTACAGGAGACGCAGCTAATCCGCCCAAACTGTACTACGTCAACAACTCTGGGCCCTCCCAGACGGAAACCCAGTGGGGTGCCAAGATTGACGACGCAAACATCCGGAAGCTGTACATCAACGGAGAGTATGTCATCGTTCTGAGCACCTATGTAGGTGCCCCGAAATCGTAGCACTCATGACTGACATGCTCGAAAGACTGAGAGCTTACCAATCCAAGTATGGGTCCCTGAAAGGCGAAGCCTATCGGGCCCATACATTGGAATTGGAAAAGAATCCCGCTCTCCATCGAGAAGTAGACGAACTTTCTCGGTACTTTTTGAATAAGTCAGTTTCCCGATGCGGCTTCTGCCTGATCGAAGCCGACTTAGCACTAAGACGAATAACAGAACAACAGATGAAAAACGTAGCACACCCCGATTACGAACTCCGAGCAGGTACTCTGCTCCACGACCCAATCAACAAAGAGTTCAGCAAGATCCTCACTCCGAGAAACATCACGGAGGAGCTTTGCTTGTACCACATCGCATTCAACAAGGATGCTCTTTCGTACTTCACCCGGGTCCCCGAAGATCTGAACGACCGGCTGGAGAAGTTCATGGCACGTTACGGCAAGGAAATGCCGGACAAGGACGTGGAAATCAAGAAGCGCCAGGCTCAGGTTCTGAGCAAGCAGATTGAGTCCGTGAAAGCAGAACTCGAAGAGCTGAACAAGAAACAGACCGAGCTGAACGCCAAGCTCGATGAGTACTCCAAAGCCATGGGAGCAATCCACGCTATTCTCGATTCTGCGAGGGCCGAGGAGAAGACCGAGGAGAAGACCGAGGAGAAGCCCGCCGACATCGACACCGAGGTGAAGGAGTTCATCGACGCCGACATCGACACCGAGGTGAAGGAGTTCATCGACGCCGGGATGGACCTGGAAGCCATCAAAGAAGCCTATGCAGACTCGCAAATGTCTGCCGAGGAGATCGAAGAGGCTTACAACCGGGTAGTCAATCCCGTTTCGGAGGCTCCCAAGAAGGGGGCCAAAAAAGGAGGGTCCAAATAGGACTGGTAATAGGACGGGGTCGCTTCCCGTCCCTCCTACTATTAAAATTACGCCAGTATGAAAGTTGCACAGATCAAATCAGCTCCTCAGTTCGTATCCCGGGACTGGAGACAATATGGCATCCAGACATACGGAGATACCAATGATTTTCCCCAGACGGTCAGCGAGATTGTTCAAGCCTCAAAGACCGGCAATGCCTGTGTGAGCATATACAATGACTTCGTATACGGTCACGGATTCAAAGATCCGGGTATCTACAAATTGCGGGTCAACAAAGAAGGGGAGAAGCTCGACAAGATCCTCCGCATGGTATGCAAAGACTTCACGTTATGGCATGGGTTCGCCATCCATGTTAACTACAATATGAACTTCCGCGTCAGTTCGATCCACCACATTCCGTTCGAGTCCCTCCGACTGGAGAAGGCGGACGACAATGGGTTTATTGGCCGGACGGCATACCATCCGGATTGGGGTCACCGAGACAAGACGAGGTCCCGGTGGTCGCCGTCTGACATTGAGTGGTTTCACCTCTTCAACCCGGATCCGGAGGTCATTCTCAACCAGGTGGAAGAGGCTGGCGGATGGGACAACTACAATGGCCAGATCCTCTACTTCTCCGGGGACTCGGAAGGTAGCCCCTCTTACCCAATCCCCATATTCATCGCGGAGATGACTGACATGAGGACTGAGGAAGCACTTGCTAACGTAGCCGGTCGAAACGCATGCTCCAACTTCCTGACGGCGGGAATTTTGGTAGACATCAAAGACGAGACCCAGGACGAGTCCCAAGTCAATGAGACTCAGGAAGAGCTCAACAAATTCCAAGGAGATGAGAACACCTCTCAATTGTGGTACATCCAGTGCAAGTCAAAAGACGAGGTGCCTCAATTCATCAAGTTCTCGGGAGAGAACTACGACAAAGCATTCGAAGTAACGCAGAGAGTCATCCCGGAGAACATTGGTCAAGCCTTCAAGCAGCCTCCTATTCTTCGAGCTGTTGACGTGGGGGCTAACTTTGGGGCTGATCTCATGACCAATGCCTACAAGTACTACAACTCTGTTACAGTCCGGGAGCGTCAGCAGCTGGAGGAGACTTTCGTATCGATCTTTGAGTACTGGTGGGCTCCTTTGGAAAATCCCGACTTCGCTATTCAGTCTCTCACTTACAATGCCGGCGAGTCTATAGCAGACAGAATTGGCAAGGACAACATGACTCAGGTACTGGAGATTATCCGGGACCAGATGCTCTCCACTGTTCAGAAGAGAAACATGCTCAAGCTCATTTATGGGCTTTACGACGAGGAGATTATAAAACTCATGCCCGATGATACTCAACTCTAACGACCTTCGGAATGTTCGGCCGATAGCCGAGAACATCAACGATCCGGCCAGACTGGAGCCATACATCCGGGAGGCTGAGACCCTCAGATTGGTAGATGCCATAGGAGCCAACCTCTACAGATGGCTCGACGAGACAGACTTTTCTGGCCCCGGTCCTTTCCAATACGGGGACGTAACCATTACAAAAGATCAGTACACTGCCGCCATGGAAGGCGGGTATTATGATGGTGGCTGTTCCGGGGATGGTCGAAGCGAAGGACTCAAGATCGCCATTGCATACATTGCGTATTCCCGATTCATCGTCAACAATCCAATCAACCCCACTGCCTTCGGGGTGAGGTACAAAGATGGCGAATTCAGCACTCGAGTAGAAGACAACATCATCATCCGTAGCTCGAACGAAGCACGGAACATCGGGGAAGCCTACCTCGAGAAGGCTATAAATCACCTTAAAGCTCTGCGGTTACTGACTCCATGTACTGAATACAAGGAGTCCCCGTCTAGTAAAATGATTATAGGACGTAATAAATTATAAGTTTAACAGATATGGAGGAGGAAGTCATGAGAGCGGGAAAATGGATATGCGGGAGCATTGTAGGGTTTTGGGGTCTTTTAGCTCCGGTCCAGGTCCTTATCCTCTGTGTCTGTATTGCCATTATCGTCGACTTCATAACTGGAAATATTGCTGACTACAAGCGCCACAAACGAGCTCATCAAAAATATGTGTTCAAAAGCGAGAAAATGTGGGACACGTGTTGGAAGTTGGGGCTCAGCATTATCGGTATTGGCATGGCCTACATGCTTGACATGCATGTCCTCCCGAACTTGGGGGGTCTCAATCTTGCCAACTTCTTCGCTGCTTTTGTGGTCGGGACTGAGTTTTGGAGCTTTCTGGAGAACTCCGCAATCATTTCGAATCACCCCATATTCAGAGCTCTCCGGTCATACATGGAGAGATCGGTCAGCAAGAAAACTCAAATAGACTTTGAATGCCATGAAGACAAGTAAGTATTTTAAGCCCGAAGAATTCGAGCGATGCAATCCGTCTTGCTCCATCGAAGACATGGACCAGGACTTCCTCGATCTCCTGGATGACCTCCGTGAAAAGGCAGGCATCCCCCTCGTCCTCAATTGTGCTTATCGTTCCAAAGAACACGATAAGGCTAAGGGACGGTCCGGTAACAGTGCTCACACCGAAGGTTTGGCAGTGGACATCAGGTGTGCCTCGGGCCCCAATCGGATGAAGATCCTCCGGGCAGCCATTGCATTGCGGATCCGTAGGATAGGCATCGACGGGAATTTTATCCACGTAGATGCTTCTAAAACCCTCCCGCAGGACACGATATGGACTTACTAAAGAGAGTACTCTGCACAATAGTTCTTGTAGGTATAGGCTTTATAATCGGGCGTAAAACAGTCGAGGAAAAGACCGTTATAAAGTACGTCGATTTACCCCCAATTCAGGGGGAGGTCAAAGTCCCGGATTTGGTTCCAAAATGGGAGGGTTTTAGGAATCCAATCAAATTGATATATATCTATAAGGGCCAGGAGGAAAAGGTTCCCCAAACACCCCCAGAAATCACAAATAGTGGGGGTTTTGGGGAGGACCAAAAGGAGGTGGATACTCTGGAGAGCGTAAAAAGGACAATATTGGACTGGAATACGACCAGGAAATACGCTGGAACATTCTTCAAAGATCCCAAAATTGGCCAATTTGACTGGGAGGCTACAGTCCAATACAACACTCTCCAGCATCTTACGTACAAGTATATTCCCGTCCGAGAACAGATCAAAGAAACGAGGTCCTCGAAATGGTCCCCCTTTCTGAGAGCTTCTGCTAACTCATTCGGGCAGGTTGGGGCTGGGGGAGGCATATATTATAGGAATTTCGGAGTAGATGTATCCTATATGCGGGACTTCGAGCTTACTCGATCGGGGTATGAGGTCGGCTTTAGCTGGAAATTTTAGGAAACTACTCCGTCCCGGGCTTAGGGAAGCCCGGGTTTTTTGTGTCCACAAGCCTGGGATATTGGCCCCCGTGGCAGGGACCAGCAGTAAACAATGAGAAACAATAATAAACAATCATTGTTTCTCTATAATCGATTGAATATCAATGATTTAGGCCCTTGTAAACAATGTAAACAATAATTTAGGAGGAAAACCTGAATAGGGAATATGTGTTCTAATATTGGATAATAGTGTTCTTAAAGAGGATAAGACCCCCATAAAAAGGTTATATAGGAATTATTGTTTACATTGTTTCTCCGGGGTGACTTTAGGGCCTAACCCATTGAGTGTCAATCACTTAGGTGAGAAACAATGAAAAATTTATTGTTTCTCTGCTATTCTTCCAGCATTTTATCGTAGTATTTGCAGCAGAAGTATTACATTTGTGATACAAACAAAAATAAACTACAATATGAAAACCATCACCTACACCAACAATCAGGGACTCGAACTCAAGATCAACAAATTCACCTCCGGCCAGTTCAAATGGGCATTCAGCCTTACCTTCAACAACGGAGTCCACACCTTCTGCTACACCATGACGGAACTCAGGACCATACTTCTGAAAAACGGGATGACTCGAAAATGGGCAGCCAATGTAAAAGACAGGTTTGACCCCCTCACGGAGGAGCACGTACTTATTAATAGGTACAGGACCCCCGGGGGATCAGAGATGGAGGTCTTCATCACCAGCCGAATCCCGTTCGTAAATATGGTAGGAACCGGGTTGGACATGGGGTATATGAAATTCCAGCTCCTGGAGCACAAACTCAACCGCTACGGGTTCAAACAGTTTTAATTCCCGGGGCTCCAAAATAGGGGTCCCAACTTTTTTCTCATTTTTCAATCAAAAAATTTTTTATTTCAAAAAACTTTTCTTATATTTGTGATATAAACAAAAGGATATGACAACTACAAGTTACATCAACAGCAACGGTTTAGGACTTAAGGTTACCCAGCTTCCTTCGGGTGCTTTCGACCTCTATTTCAGCAATGGGTTCATCTCCACCTACTACACAGAAGAGGAGCTCCAGGACCTCATCCAACGAAAAGGTTTTCAACAAACAAAATAGAACACAATGAAAAAAATCGCATGGAATGAGCCGGCACAGCCGGCTATCAGGGATGACTACTTCTCCAGTCTCATCGGACCGGAGATGGACGCCGACAAAGCAGTAGAGCTCGTAGACAGGATGCAGAAGAGAGTGGACAGCCTTGACGAGGAGACAGTTAGTCATGTTTCTTCAGTCTTGTTGGAGATGGTTAAGTTAGCAAACGAAGCCACCGGGATGAGACAACTACTGACCAAACGCGAGGCTCTTCTCGTCTGCATGGGCTTCAAGACTGGCGAGGCATCCGTCTACGGTAAGTATGGAATTAACGAATAGTAAAACATGAAAGAAAAATTCAACTGGGACCTCCCGGCAGATCCGGACCCCAAATCGGACAACTATTATAACGGAATCGTATCCAAGGAGCTGAAAGACCCCAGCAATGTGGGAGAGGTTCTCCTCGGAGTTATTCACAGAGAATCAGTTACCAATCAGTCGGATTTTGTCAATGAAGGGATTCAGTCTATTCTTGACCAGTTTGGCATCAAAAGTGACCAACCTCTCACGAGAAAGGAGAAACTCCTGGCATTCATCGGGTTTAAGGCTGGCTCAATGTGGGAGAGATTGGTGGAAGTTCAGAGCCAGACAGAACCAGCTTCACCCAACCCAATCGAAATGGTCATGGCGGGGATTCTTAAAACAAACGGAAAAAAATGCTGATTTTATCGTAGTATTTACCGCAGAAGTATTATATTTGTAGTGTAAACAAAAACCTACACAACTATGAGAACAGTAAAATCGGTACTTATCGTCACTCGAATGGGATACGTTGAGGGGGTCTTCACTTCCTTCAGAGCTTTGGCTAACTCCCAAGGAGCCACTCGGATCAACATTGAAGGTGAGTACGAGCCTTACACTGAGACTGAACTGAAAGACATTGCAGCTAACGGTCAGACCTTCACTTACTTCGGCGAGAAATGCAGAATATCAGCAAGAACCTTAAACAGATAACCATGAAAAAGATTGAAAAATACGTAGTATTCAAGTATGAGGACGAGTTCGGATTCCACTACATGATAATGGACAGGCTTCCAGGAGAGGGACCTACATACATGGAGCCCATCTCGTTCGAGAAGAAGATCAACCCCAACTGTACCCCGGGAGCCATCACTCAACAGCCGTTTTCAGAGGACGGCAAATCGGCTTATGTGCTCAACTCCAAATTCGTCCCCGTGGCGGGTTGGTGGCCAGATAAGGGAGAAGTTCTGGAGTGGCAGGAAAGGACCAGGGTTTACAGAGCCATCAAGGAACTGAAGAGGAAAGGAGAAGACCTCAAGCTAGAGAAAGCCATTGAGCCTATACGAGAAGCATACAATCGCCTCAGTCCAAGCAGAAGGAGTATGTTTATTGCTCAAGTGGTATACCTCCTCACTAAGTAAACAATTTTCACTAAAAAGATTGAAAAAATTTCAATATGTGGGGGAAATTAATTATATTTGAGATAAACAACATGGACAACACAATGACTATCAATCTCAGAGAACTAATCGAACAGAGGGGTCTAAGGCTTCAAGAAGTGGCAGAAATTCTGTTCCCCGATAACCGGTTTCCCCGAGCAGCTCTCAACCGGGTCCTCAACGGAAAAACATTGCTGAACTCGGAGCAAGTCTCCCGATTAGCAGCTTGGCTTGGAGTATCGGTCGACAACCTCTACAAAGGAGCATGGAGCTCTGAATTTAAGGGAGAGACATGTATTCTGACAAACGGAAACTACAGAGCAGAGTTATCGGTCAAAACAGGAGAGACGAAGGTGTTCCATCTCGGGTCCCTGTTCCATGAAACTGTTCTCCATGACCCGGCTATACCCCTCAGCAAGTACACTGAACTTCTGAACACCATAATCAAAAATCATCAAGCCAATGAAAATCGAAATTAAGTTCGAGGCAAACCTCGAAGAGACTCAGGATCTCGAAATGGTCCGCAAAATCTGTCAGGTTATCGGAGCAAATCCCGTGACAGTCAAGACGACTGACGTCAAGAAATCAGCCCCTGCACAGGACGTTAAGAAGCCAGCACCGACTCAGACTCCGACTCCCAAGAAGATGGAGGAACCTGAACCCATGCCGATGGATGCGAACTCCTCTTTGGGTTCCGACCCCGCTGTCTCCATTCAGGACATCCGGACTCTCCTGGCAAGTAAGGTGGACAACCACCGCGAAACCATCCGGGCAAAGCTCACTGAACTGGGAGCGAAGAATGTGACGGGACTGGATGCCCGAAACTACGACGCGTTCTACGAATTCCTCAAAGACCTTGCGTAATGGGAGCCCCGAATCATTCATCTCGTAAGCACGCTATGCTTTCGGCATCAAAGGCAGACCGGTGGATCAACTGCACCCCCAGTGCCAGACTGGAGGAAAAGGTTGAGGAAACCGGTAAGCCTTCCAAGTATGCCGAAGAGGGTACTCTGGCTCACGAGATGGCAGAATGTTACCTCCGAGCGAGGTTCCTCATAACGCCTGTTGACGTTACGTCTGCTGAACTCCGGAAGCTGAAGAAGAGTGACCTCTACACTGAGGCCATGGATGAGCCCGTAATGGCTTATTGCCAGTACGTAACGGACCAATATACGGAAGCTCTGCGGAAAACCAAAGACGCACTCGTTCTTCTGGAGGAGCGACTGGATTTCTCGGCTTGGGTCGAACAAGGATTCGGCACTGGGGACGCTTGCATTATCGCTGATGGGGTCATGGAGATCATAGACCTCAAATTTGGCACTGGAGTGCCGGTTTTCGCTGAGAACAATGCTCAGTTGATGCTGTATGCTCTCGGGGCATTGTCCAAATTCGAAATGGTCTACGACATCAACATGGTGAAGTTGACTATTGTCCAGCCCAGACAGGAGCGAATCTCGTCATGGGAGATTACTCCCGAGGACCTCTACAAATGGGGTGAGGAGGTAGTGAAACCCAAAGCAGCTCTCGCTTACTCCGGGGAGGGGGAACTCCAAGTCGGGCACTGGTGCAGGTGGTGTAAAGTCAAAGCTCTGTGTCGCAAGATGGCCGACCACAATCTGGACTTGGCCAAACACGAGTTCAAAGAGCCCGAACTCCTAACCACTGAGGAGCTCGCTCAGATTTTTGAGCAAGCCCCCATGCTTCAAGAATGGGTAAATGCTGTATCTGAGCACCTGCTCTCCAAAGCCATATCGGGCGAGAAGATCCCGGGATATAAGGTAGTCGAAGGAAGGTCAATACGGAAATGGACTGACGAGAGTGCAGTTCAGGAAGTTCTTACCGCATGCGACTACACCCCGGATCAGTTCCAAGTTGTCAAACTGGCCGGAATCCCGGCAATCGAGAAGCTCCTCAAAAAGGACTTCGATTCACTGGTCGGGGACCTCGTCATCAAAGCTCCTGGCAAACCCACTCTCGTTCCAGAGTCTGACAAGCGTCCGGCAATGGGAATTGAACAAGCAAAACTCGATTTTTCTAATAACTAAACTTCACAACTATGAGTGCAACAACCAAAGTAGTAACCGGCAAAGTTCGGTTCAGTTACGCCAACGTATGGGAACCCCGGGCGATGGAGGGTTCTGACCGAGCAAAATACTCGGTATCAATCCTCATCCCGAAGACCGACTCGGCAACTCTGGCTCGGGTCAAGGAGGCCATCGATACGGCTCTCAAAGAGGGTATCGCCAAATTGGGCGGCAAGATTCCTCCCACGTGGAAGAACCCTCTCCGTGACGGGGACACCGAAAGACCGGACAACCCGGAGTATGCTGGGCACATGTTCGTCAATGCCAACTCGGACAACCGTCCTGGCATAGTGGACGTCAACCTCAACCCCATCATCGAAAAAGAGGATTTCTACTCAGGATGCTATGGCCGGGCGTCGATCAACTTCTACGTTTTCAACACGAATGGCAACAAAGGCGTTGCTTGCGGGCTGAACAACCTCCAGAAGTTGGCTGACGGAGAACGACTCTCCGGGGGATCTTCGGCAGAAGAAGACTTCGGCCAGAACCCGTGGGACGACGACCTTATGTAGGTTGGTATGCTGGGTCTTATTCGGGATTAGGGGTTCGAATCCCCGCCCAGCAACAAATTTAACAATAATCAACATGCCGAGACGCTTATATTTCGATACGGAAACATATAGCCCGGAGGACATTAAGTCCACGGGCGCCTATAAATACATAGAATCGGGGGGCTTTCAGCTCCTTATAGTATCTTTCGCCTTTGACACCTCTCCCGTTCAGGTGATAGATCTGGCCAAAGGAGAGGAGCTCCCCGATTATTTCATCTCCGCTTTAACTGACCCGGGGATCGAGAAATGGGCGCATAACGCAGTATTTGAGAGACTCGTATTTAAGCGTATAGGACTACCTATCCCGATAGATCAATTGTATTGCTCAATGACCAAAGCAGCCTATTGCGGACTGCCTTTGGCTCTGGATGAACTCTCCAAGGCGTTGGTCCTCGGGGAGCACGGGAAGAAGTCGACCGGTAAAGCTTTAATCCGGTTTTTCTGTTCCCCGTGCAAGCCAACCAAGTCCAACGGGATGAGGACTCGGAACATGCCGGACGACGACCCGGACAAGTGGAACGAGTTCAAGACGTATGCCGAATATGACGTGATTGCCGAACGCGACATCGTGGAACAGCTGGACCAATTCCCATTCCCGGAGTTCGAACGTCGGAACTACCTCGTAGACCAAAGCATCAATGACCGGGGAATTCTGATAGATCTCAATATGGCCGGGAACGCCATATCTTTCGATGAGGTATACACGGAGGAGATGACCGACCGGATGAAGGAACTGACGGGCTTGGATAACCCGAACAGCTTGGCCCAGTTGAAGACTTGGCTTAGCACTAATTTCGGGCTCAACTTCCCTGCATTGGGAAAGCCCGAAATTCTCGAATATCTGAAAAACAATCCGGAGGCCCCAGATCTGGTCAAGGAGGTTCTAGCTGGTAGGCTTGCACTGTCCAAGACCTCAACTAAGAAGTACATTGCTATGCTCAATTGTGCTGCCAAAGACCAGAGAGCTCACGGGTTATTCCAGTTTTACGGGGCCAACAGAACAGGACGTTGGTCGAGCCGTATGATCCAGCTCCAGAATCTCCCCCAAAACCACATGAAGGACTTGAGTCTTGCTCGGAGCATGGTGGAGAAAGGAGACTACGACCTTATCGAAATGTGTTACGGCAATATCCCGAATGTTCTGTCCGATCTAATCCGAACAGCCTTCATAGCACCAGAGGGAAAAATGTTTGCAGTAGCCGACTTTAGTGCTATTGAGGCCCGAGTCCTGTCCTGGTTAGCTCAGGAGAAGTGGCGACTCGACGTCTTCAACACTCATGGCAAGATCTATGAGGCATCAGCATCACTCATGTTCGGGGTTCCCATTGAGCAGGTTACGAAAGGATCGGACCTCAGACAGCGTGGTAAGACGGCAGAATTAGCACTCGGATATGAGGGATCGGTCAACGCAATGGAGAAGATGGACAAAGAGAAGAAGCTGTCCAAAAAGGAAATGTATTCCATCGTAGCTCTTTGGCGTCGAGCCAATCCTAAAATTGTTGAGTTTTGGGCGGAGGTGAACGAGAAGGCCATCGAGTGCGTCCAGACCAGGAAAACCAAGAAAGTAAGTTGTCTCGTCTTTGAACATGACGGGACCAATTTGACGATAGCTCTCCCGGCTGGGAGAAAATTATACTACAGAAATCCCCGTGTGAGACCCAACAGGTTCGGGCAGACTGGCATTGTCTACGACGGCATGGTCCAGTCAGTAGGATGGACAGAGGTAGAGACATACGGGGGCAAACTGGTGGAGAACATAGTCCAGGCAATCTCCCGGGATCTTCTCGCCGAAGCAATGTACAGACTAAGCATTATGAAAGACTTCGAAATAGTAATGCACGTCCATGATGAAGCCATTGCAGAGGTAGACGAGGATCGAGCCGGGGATTGTCTGGAAACTATGTGTAGAGTTATGGAAGAGGATCTTCCTTGGCTGAACTGCTTGCCAATGGGATTACCTCTCAAAGCAGACGGATACGTTACTAAATTTTATAAGAAAGACTAATGACATACGACGGGGAACTTGATATTGCAATCGGACTGAGTGCAAGATCGAAAGTATGGAGCAACAAGAAACTGAAATGGTCTGAATTGGTCAGTCGACTCGGGGAGGAGAACAAGACCACTGAAACATTTAAGGAGTTTGTTTCTGCAAGCAAGGAGGACCAGCTCAAAATAAAAGACGTAGGCGGATACGTTGGAGGCTACCTGAGGGGAGGCAAAAGAAGCCCGGCAAATGTGGTCCACAGACAGTTGATGACACTCGACTTGGACTTTGCCCACAAAGACCTCTGGGATGACTTTACTCTCCAGTTTGACAATGCAGCTGTTCTGCATGGGACTCACAAACACTCGGATGCGTCTCCCAGGTACCGACTAATAATGCCACTGAGCAGAGAAGTCACGGCTGATGAGTATGTGGCTATAAGCCGAAAAATTGCCGGGATAATCGGCATAGACCTTTTCGACAATTCAACTTTCGAGACCAACCGACTCATGTTCTGGCCTTCTACGCCGAAGGACATGGACTACTACTTTAAGGTTCAGGACGGTCCATGGATTGATGCTGACGAGATTCTCAACTCCTATGCCGACTGGAAGGACTCGTCACTTTGGCCCACAGCTTCATCCCGTTTCGAAGCTGTTGACAGAGCCGTTAAGAAGCAGGAGGACCCAACAGTAAAAAGGGGTCTCATAGGAGCGTTCTGTAGGACGTACTCCATACCCGAAGCAATAGAGACCTTCCTCTCCGACACCTATGTCCCGTCAGCATTGGAAGACCGATACACTTACACAAAAGGCAGCGCCTCGGCTGGTCTGATCGTGTATGAGGACAAGTTCGCTTATTCCCATCATGGAACTGACCCGTGTGGGGGTAAACTTTGCAATGCGTTTGACCTGGTCCGCATACACAAATTCGGCCACCTTGACGATAAGGTAAAGGATCCCTCGTCGAAGTTGCCAAGTGTGTCAGCAATGGAGGAGTTAGTACGCAATGACCCCGACACTAAGACAACCATTGCCAACGACCACATCAACAGTGCCAAGTACGAGTTTGCCGATCCAGAGCATGATCGGACTCAGGAAGAAGTAGTCGAAAAGGAGGTTGACCCGGAGGCTGAGAGCGTCGAGTGGATGAAGGAGCTGGAGGTTGATACTCGGGGAGCGTACCTCTCGTCGGATGCCAACCTCAACCTCATATTTGCAAACGATCCCCGGTTCAAAAGACTGTTCAGACAAAACGACTTTGACGGGAAGAGGTACGTTTTCGGGAATCTCCCGTGGCGTCGGGTTGTTAAGCCGGAGCCGGTCAAGAACGTAGACTACTCCGGGGTCAGGAACTATCTGGGTTGCGTATATGGAATAACTTCCTCGCTAAAGATCGACGATGCCATGGCTCTGGAATTTGAACGCAACCACTTCCACCCGATTCTGGACTACCTCAATGACCTCAAATGGGACGGGATCCAACGGGTGGACAAACTCCTGATTGACTACATGGGGGCTGACGACAATATCTACTCTCGCGAAGCCATCCGCAAGATGCTGGTTGGAGCAGTTGCCCGGGTTATGAATCCGGGGGTCAAATTCGACCTTGTGCTTATGCTCGTAGGACCTCAAGGATCCGGCAAAAGTACGTTCATCAAAAAATTGGGAAAATCCTGGTTTAGCGATACATTCCTTACAGTCCAAGGAAAGGAGGCTCTCGAGCAGATCCAGGGGGCATGGCTTATTGAAATAGCTGAGCTCTCAGGTCTCCGCAAAGCGGAGGTTGAGTCAGTGAAGCATTTCATATCTAAGTCCGAAGACTCATTCCGACCAGCGTATGCCAGAACTTCTGAGATATATCCCCGGCAATGCGTCTTTTTCGGCACCACCAACGACAGCGAATTCCTGAGAGACCCCACTGGCAACAGACGCTTCATGCCAGTGGACGTGGTCCCCAACAATGCCAAAAAAGACGTGTTCATGGAACTGGACGACGAGATAGACCAGATATGGGCTGAGGCAGTTGTCCTGTACAAATCCAAGGAAAAACTCTATTTGAGTCATGAAGCAGAAAAAATAGCCAAAAATGAGCAAAGCTCGCACAGCGAGTCGGATGAACGGAAAGGCATCATTGAGGCGTACTTGGACAGACAGCTCCCGGACAACTGGGACTCGATGGACCTCTACCAGAGAAGAGACTTCCTGGTCGATGAGTTAAACCCCAAAGGGACCACCCCCCGAGACTACGTGTGTGTTGCTGAGATATGGTGCGAATGTCTTGGACGGAACCGAGAGGACATGGATCGATATAAGACCCGAGAAATAAATGACTTGTTGAAGAGCATGCCCGAATGGGAACCGTGCAAGTCTACTAAAAATTTCCCCATCTATGGAAAGCAAAAATATTACGTGCGAAAACTCGATTGAGAAACGACTCGTCACTGAGGTGGAGAGAGTTGGTGGCTGGTGTTTGAAACTCCCCGCAATTCACAATGCTGGCCTCCCCGACCGGCTCTGTCTGTTCCCCGGTGGCGAAGTCGTTTTCGTTGAGTTGAAAGCATTCGGCAAAAAGCCCCGAAAAATACAGACATTAATGCACCAGAAACTGAAAGCAATGGGCTTTAGGGTCGAGGTGATAGACACGACCATGGGTTGTAAAATGTTAGCATTGGAATATGACCGAAAATGATCTCCATCAATACCAGCTACAAGCTGTTGACCACATAATAAGCCACACGCACTGTGCTCTATTCCTGGACATGGGATTGGGCAAAACAGTGTCTACTTTGACAGCCATCAACGAGCTCATGTTTAAAGAGGTCGAGGTCCGACGGGTATTAGTCATAGCTCCCAAAAGAGTAGCCGAATCAGTCTGGACACAGGAGGTCGAGAAATGGGACCACTTGAAGCACATTAAAGTGTCTCGCATCGTCGGAACAGAACGTCAACGTCGTGAGGCTCTTGCCAAGAAGGCAGACGTATACACCATCGGAAGAGACAACGTGGCTTGGCTATGCGGGCTCTACGGGGGATCTTGCTTACCGTTCGACATGGTGGTCATCGACGAGCTCAGCAGTTTCAAGAACCCCAAGTCAATCAGATTCAAAGCTCTTAAGCACGTTCAGACTTCACTCTCCCGAGTAGTAGGTTTGACTGGTACCCCGGCACCCAACGGTCTTATGGACCTTTGGGCCCAAATGTACCTCCTGGACCGGGGAGAGCGCTTGGGCAAATACATATCCCACTATCGTGACAACTACTTTAAGCCAGGACGTAGAAACGGGCATATTGTATATTCGTACGACATATCCAAAGAGAATCAGGAGCGCATATATTCAAAGATAGGGGACATCTGCATGAGCATGAAAGCTAAGGACTACCTCGATCTCCCCGAGCGCATCGACAACATAGTGGAGATCCAGATGCCCCCGGAAATCCAAAAAGCTTATGACTCCTTCGAGGAGGAACAAGTTCTCAGCATGATTGATCAGCTCGGGGACGCCGTAGAGATACCAGCTGTCAATGCAGCAGCTTTGTCCACGAAGCTCCTCCAGTTTGCCAATGGAGCAGTGTACGATGAACAGAGAGTGGCCCATGAGGTGCACACGTTGAAGATCGAAGCCACGAAGGAACTCATTGAGGACGCCGGGGGACAGTCAGTCCTCATAGGCTGGACCTTCCAGCATGACAGAGACCGGCTCATGAAGGCTCTCGCCAAGTATAAGCCCCGGGAACTCAAAACGGAGAAGGACATCGTTGACTGGAATGCTGGCAGAATCCAGGTTCTTCTGATGCACCCGGCTTCCGGGGGCCATGGGCTCAACCTTCAAGCCGGAGGACACCGCATCATCTGGTTTGGGCAGACCTATTCTCTCGAGCTGGAGCAACAATTCAATGCTCGGCTTGACCGACAAGGACAGAAGGAGGTCGTGATAGTCAATAAACTGGTATGCTCGAAGACAGTGGACCAGGACGTCATAAGAGCCCAGAAAGCGAAGACCCGGGGGCAGGATGCTCTCATGGAAGCTGTAAAAGCGAGGGTCGAAAAATATCTGAAAAAATATCGTAAAACATCGTAGTATTTGTCGCAGAAGTATTATGTTTGTGATACAAACAAAAGGACAATGAAACGATATTACTACGAATTAATGGACGAGGACTACAATAGCTACGAAGCAGCTATCCCCGACGGAAGAATCAAAACCAGGGCTATTGCTCAAGCAAAACGAGCAATGAGGGACTTGGGGATCAGAAGGGCTCTACTGGCAGTCAATAGCATGAAAACCTCCAACATATTAGACATAATTACAGTCGAATTAGACTGAAATAATTTCAATTTTCCCGGTAGAAAATTTTTTTTAATTGGGTATTTTTTCTTACTTTTGTACTACACTTAACAACTAAACACTATGGAAAACATCATCAAATTCCTGGAAGCAGACAACGCATG